TTGAACCACTTTGGGAACAATATAATAGAATAGCAAAGGAAAATGCGGCATTTGTTTTTACTGCATCTCAACCTTTCACAACTCTTCTTATTAATTCAAATCTAAAAAACTTCAGATATGAATGGATTTGGGTAAAACCTCAAGGAACTAATCCAATGGTCAAAGACCATCAACCACTTAAGTCGCATGAGAATATTATAGTTTTTTATAGGAAAAAGCCCACATATAATCCCCAGATGACTATATCAACGCCTTATGGTGGATTTAAATCAAAAACGAAACAGATTGGTGAAGTCTATGGGGATTTAAAATCTAAGCATAGGACAAACCCAGAAGGAACAAGATATCCAAAAACTGTCTTGCATTATAAGCAAGAAAAGGGTCTTCATCCAACTCAAAAGCCAGTTGGATTGATGGAATATTTAATTAAGACCTACACAAACGAGGGAGAGGTGGTTTTGGATAACGCTTTTGGTAGTGGGACAACTGGAGTAGCTGCCAAAAAAACTGGAAGAGATTTTATCGGCATGGAGATAGATGAAGATTATTTCAATATTGGTTCACAGAGAATAGCTAAAACACCTAAACTAAATACATTAGATAAAATATTTGGTTGGTAAACCATTGATTTTCAAGAAGCCTCCAAATTAAACAACATACATCGCAAACAACGTTAAATGGATTTCAAACAATTTAAAAAGCGCAGTCAAACAAACATTGGTGCTCTCACCGAAAAACTCTTAAAAGATTCTGAGAATCAAAAAGGTAGCTCATATACTGAAAACACGAACGAATTTAAACTACAGACCGATAAATCTGGTAATGGTCGGGCAATTATTAGGTTTCTTCCAGATCCTGTGGATCCTGAAGGCATTTTCTACGTTTCCCTTTATAATCACGGCTTTAAAGTTGGAAACAAATGGCTAATTGAAAATTGCCCAACCACTCTAGGCAATGATAATCCTTGCCCTGTTTGTGAAGCCAATGTTGAACTTTGGAATAGTGGTATTGAATCTAATAAAGGTGTTGCACGAGATAGAAAGCGCAAACTTTCTTATTATGCAAACATTTATGTCATTAGCAATCCTGCAGATCCTTCTATTGAGGGTCAGGTTAAACTCTTTAGATTTGGTCAAAAGCTTCTGGATAAAATCAAAGCTGCATCAAAACCCGAATTTGAAGGCGATACTGTAATTCTTCCTCATAATTATTGGGAAGGTGCAAACTTCCGTCTCATTTCTAAGACTGTAAAAACTACAATAGGTGGCAAGGAAGTAAATATGCCAAACTACGATGACAGTCGCTTTGAAGACAAATCAGTCTTTCTTGGTGGTGATGATGATCAAATTGAGGAGGTGCATAATCAACTTATTCAAATTCGGGAACTTGTTGATCCTTCTAAGTTTAAGTCATACGATGAATTACAAAAGCGGTTTTCCTCTGTTATTAAAACCCGTTCAGTTCATTCTGTAGAAGAACAAGAAAAGGATCTTAACGAAATGCTTTCTGATAAAGAAGACATTTTAGCCGAACTTGAAAGTTCTTATAGTAAATCTAGAGAAGTTCTCTCCGATAGTGATGAAGATGAGGATCTTAAGCGTTTTATGGCTCTTGCTGATAGCTGAAGCCAGTTAAACAACTGAACACTCTCCACCCCACTTGGTCAACAGGTGGGGTATTATTATGGAAATTGCAACATTCATGAAAATCTCAACAACACATAAAGAATTTTCAGATCGCTTAAATGACCAAACTGCTCTAGAATATCCCGAACATTTTCTTGGACCTAATTGGAAAGATGTATTGAACTTCTGGATTTATTTGGATACTTTGAGTGTTGAAGATTTTAGATTAATTATTAATCGTTTTTGGGATGTATGTGCAGATGCTAGAGTTTCTGCTAGGGACAAGGCCTTTAAAGCTGCTGAAGCTACTATAGGTAATGATTATACAAATATGGCTTTGTCTGCCGCTGCCGCTGCCGATGGCCCTGCTGGGTCTTCTTATGCAACTCTTGATCTCATTGGTTCTCATAAGCTAGAGTCTCTTAAGTTTCTTCCTTTGTTTTTAACGAAATGAAAATCTCTAAAACACATCAAAAATTTGAATATCTGTTAAGATATAGTGATCATCACGTCCGTCGTCGCCAAACTACTCTAGAATACCCTGAACTATTTCTTGGACCCAATTGGAAAAATGTCCTGAACTTCTGGATTTATTTGGATACTTTGAGTGATGAAAAGCTTAATTTAAGTGATGAAAAGCTTAATTTAATTGATAGGCTCTATTCGTCTTTAGATGATTTGGGGACCTTAAAGATATTTTCTTGGAAAGCTGCTAAAGATACTATAGATAATGAATATGCAGATGCAGCTTGGTGGGCCACTCCTACAATTGTATATGGTTATGCAACTCTTGAACTCATCGCTTCACAAGAGCTTAAGTCTCTTAAGTTTCTTCCTTTGTTTTTAACGAAATGAAAATCTCTAAAACACATAAAGAATTTGCAGATGATTTAAAAGACCAAACTGCTCTAGAATACCCTGAACGATTTCTAGGACCCAATTGGAAGAATGTCCTGAACTTCTGGATTTACTTGGATACTTTGAGTGATGAAGATTTTGATATAGTTACTAAGCGTTATTTGGATTTAGATGCAGATGCTAGAGTTTCTGCTTGGGACAATGCCTTTAAAGCTACTGAAGCTACTATATGTGATGATTATGTATATGTAATTTGGTACTCTGCCGGTATAGATGCATCTGTTTATGCAACCCTTGAACTCATCGCTTCACATAAGCTTGAGACTCTCAATTTTCTTCCACTGTTTCTAACCCCATGAAAATCTCCACCGCCCATCAAAAATTTGCAGATCGGTTAAATAACCAAACTGCTCTAGAATACCCTGAACTTTATCTAGGACCCAATTGGAAGGATGTATTGAACTTCTGGTTGTACTTGGATACTTTGAGTCGTGAAGATTTTAGGTTACTTAATAAGCGTTATTATGCTTTAGAAGAAGATGCTAGAGTTTCTGCTAGAGACAATGCTTTTAAAGCTGCTGAAGCTACTATAGTTCACGAATATGGAAATGTAGCTTGGTTTGTAACACCTATATATGTATCTAGTCATGCAACCCTTGAACTCATTGGTTCTCATAATCTAGAATCTCTTAAGTTTCTTCCTTTGTTTTTAACGAAATGAAAATCTCAACAACACATCAACAATTTGCAGATCGTTTAAGAAACAAAAGAGCCATAAAACATCCAGAAGAATTTCTAGGTAAAAATTGGAAAGATGTTTTGAACTTTTGGATCTTTATAGATACTTTGAATGAAGATCAGTGGAAGAGTATTAAAGATGCTCATTATTCTTTAAGACTCCATGAATGTAATCTTGCTATTGATGCTGCTATTGATGCTGCTTGGCTTGCTGCAGGCGCCGGTGGATGCGATGCTGCTTTGTTTACTTCTGGTTATGCTGCTTGCGAAATTATAGGTTCTCATATACTTAAAGAACAAGGTAAATCTTTAGTCTCCTTTCCACTATACTTAAAATTTTCTCAATAAAATTTATCACTTCTTTTAAGTTTCTCATTAACATATTGACTTCCACCGATTTTATAATTACTATAAGACTCTGCATCATTTATAACAACTCCAAGATATGTAGGCTTAAGAACATAAATTTCTCTTTTTTTATTATTAATATTTAATTCATAATCATAGTTTAAAACACTACTTAAAAATGTTGAGCTACCAACGCGGCTCAATTTGCCCTGATCATAATATTCAAAATAATAAGTATTACCCGAAGTTGAATTTTCATTTAGCATGTAAGTAACACTTTCATTATTTTCAGAAATTTCTGGATTTAGATCTACTGGAGTGTTCTCGACATCATATGTAAACGAATAAACCTTATTATCAGAAAAAGGAATAAAAACTGAAGTGATTCTAAAAATTCCATTATAAGATAAATCATTTACATTTGAAATAGTAATAGAATTTCCAACTTTAAGATTTTCAATAGGATCATTCATGGTAACCGTAACGACATTTAATTCATTACAAAAAATCTGAGTTATTTTTTTAGAAATCGCTGCAATAAAATTTCCATTGGTCTTCCATTCTTTTTGAATTTTAAGACCTGCTGGTAAAACTGTAATACCGGCAGATGTTTTTAATTCTTTTGTTTCGTAATGGTGAACATCATAAATGCTATCGTATGAACCATATTTTTCAATTAAATATTCTTTAAACGAAAAATCATCCAAGGGCCATTCATCTCTTATGTTGATGATATTATTTGAAAGGAGAATGACCCAATCTAAAGTTTCATCTTCATAAAACTTTTCTGCAACTTGTTCTGGCCGTTCATTACCTAAAACATTATACTTATTAAAATATACGAGATTACCAAAAATATCATCGCGTATTTTATTTTTTCTAAAGAGATTCTTTATTTGAATGTTTAATTCACTATATTCAAAATTAGGAACACTGCGAAAATAGAAAGACATTGTTAAAAACCGATCTCATCCATTGGAAGTTTTTGATAATCATCAAAATATAATGGCTCAAGTTCTTGAAATTGCATATCAAGAGAATAAGCAGTCATTGTATTTTCCGCATCATCATAAGTCATATATTGATTTGAAGGTGTATAATTCACATTAAAAATCTTAAGTGCACAAGTTTTCATTTGACCGATTGCTTTATGTTTCTTGTCGCTTTTTCCATTAATATATTCAATTTCATAAATCATTGGAGTTTTAAGAAAAATATCTGCAACACCTTTTCGTGCTGCCATTGATTGTTTAAATACTCTTATAATTTGCCTGACTTGTTTTGCTTCTTTTTTATTTCTTGGGGTTAAATCAAATCTAAAGCTAAATGGTCGCAATTCTGGACTTTGGAAGAGAAGTTCTAAATTTGGATTTAAAACCGAACCATAAGCTCTACTAAAAAAGTTACTCTGAGATCCTATAGACATTCTAGCAAAGAAAGAATGTAAATAATTGGATATCCCAGCATTTGACTCTTTATCTCTGAGTAAATTTTCAAAGGTACTCTTAATACTATCAAATTGTTCCTTTAATTCTTTTTGCTGCAATGTTAAGGATGTGAATCCAGCGGCTTGTTCAATTGCATTCATAGTATCTGTATTCCAATTCACCATATTGCTATCTGATATCCCACCTTGAATTGGAAGCATTATTGTTGACTTTATAATTTTTTCAGTAGTATCAAATCGTTCTAGACGCTTTAATCCATCGGTTGTAAAGGCTCGTGGCTTATAATTTATAACTTTAAACTTAATAAAGTCTTGTTCAAATTTATTTTCTTCTAGCGTTTCAGGATAAAATAACTTTACTGGAAATGGTATAAATTCTTTATCTGCAGTATTTGCTGGAACACCTTCAACGAGAATACTGGGCAATTTTTCAGAATCTATAGCATAATCACCATCTTCACCATTTAAGGGTTCAGTAAATCTTGAAAGGCCATTTGAGATTATTTCTTCTGGCTGAAGAGTTTTAATTTGATCTCTTCGCAGTTTCTCAACATTTCCTTTTTTATATACATCATTTATTAAACTTTTCTTAATAATTTCCGATTCATTTTTATTAACAACTTTCACTACATAATTATCACTCTTATTTGAAGTTATTTTTGCAACCTTATTACCATTTGGCCTAATCTCAAATACTGTTGTATCACCAGTGCATTGATTAATTACTGTTTCATATTTTCTTTCTGATGTTGTTAAGTTTAATTCAACACTTATTGGTGCCGATGGGTTTATACTTTGCGCAATGGTAGAAGGATTTTTTTCTGTTAATGTGGCTTTAAATGGCGGAAGTGTTACAGTTTTACAGGCCATTATCAGTCATTTAATATAAGCTATTTATAATGGAATGAAGATTGGTAGAAAGGTTGGAATCTGTAAAAAGTATTCAAGCTCATGCGGCTTTATTCTATAAAACTTACTTTGAAGTCCACTATACAAATAAGTTCTATGGACACTTTCAACATATTCAGGTGCTCTTTCCCAGTGAAAATTGAAGCCTTTAAAATACACTGGATGTATTGAATTTAACATAATAACCGGAAATACATCATAATATTTACCCTTTGTCTTGGCAATATACTTAAAGGTATAGATTCCATGAAGATCCATTGCCTCTTCAGCTCTGCCCATTTTACGCAGAAGCTCTAGAATAAGATTAAAGTATTGCGGAGGAGATAAGCCCGGTGGCATCTTTTCAACAAAATTTTTAATTGCATAGAACTCATCTGCTTCTTCTTTAAGCTCTTCAACTTGTCTAATAATTGATCTAGGTTCTTCTTGACCAGAAGCCTTTAATCTATTCGTAATTGTCTTTAGTTGATCTGAGAGCCGCTGAAGTCTTATTTCACTTGCTTTACCTAATCTTGAAAAAAATCCTTTAAGAGCTTGCATTGTGCCAAAAGCAGCTTTCGCGATGTTGCTCATTTTTCTTGGAAATTTCATAGCCACAGCTCCTTTTCAGTTACGAGTTTGAATATAAATCCATGGTCTATACAAAATCTTTGAGCTGCTTCCCATTTGGCTAAATTTTTCGCATAAGTTTTAGTTTCAGTAATATATGTTTTACTTCTTTTTCTAGGTGATGGTTTCGGTGGCATAGTTTGCCTTTTAGGTTTTATTTCAAGAATATACTTCTTTATTTCTCCAGATTGTTCCTTTATCTCTACAAATAAATCTGGAAAATATCTTCTTATTTTTTTAGTTGTTGGGTCAAAATATTTAATTTGAATAGATTCACTGCTCCATGAAAGAATATCTGGCTGTAAATCACACCAATGAAAAGCCTTTAATTCATAGCTACTTCTATAAACTATATTTCTAATATCTCCAATGTATTTTTGTGGATTTACTGGATTAAAGAAATTTTGTATATAATTCTTTTCTGCCACACTAATAAATAGAATACATGGAAGTCTTATTTATTTATGTCTTTACAAGCTAATATTAGCCCAAAACCTATATCAGCTTTAAAGAATACGATTCTTAGTCCTTCTTTAACGTCTCATTTTGCTGTAAAAATTGTACCACCAGCTAATGATAGTTTCACTAAATTTATAACCGCTGAAGGTAGGTTTAAAAATTTTAATTTATCCAAACTAGATGAATTAACCCTACTTTGTAGCGACGCCGCTCTCCCAGGGAGTAGTTTGTTTACACATGAAGTGACCAATGATTATCCTGGTGTTACAGAAAAAATGGTCTATCGTAGACAATATGATGACTATTCATCCTTCAATTTTTATGTTGATTTAAACTACGAAATAGTTGAATTTTTTGAAAGTTGGATAAATTATATTGTTAATGAAAATGATAGAACCAAATATGAGAATTACAGTGCATCATATAGAATGAAATTTAGGGAAGATTATGCAGGTTCAATGGCAATCACAAAATTTGAAAGAAGTATGGGAGCAGTAATTAATACTCAAAATACTACACCATCACTTTCTGGACCAAGAGTGAACTATCAATTTATTCAAGCATTTCCAATTTCAATAGATCCAATGCCAGTCTCATATGAAAACACAACAGTTCTCAAATGCAATGTGAATTTTACTTACTTAAGATATATCCGAGAAAGACTCACTAAATAACACAAATAACAACATTCAAAATATGCCATTACCCACAATTGTAACTCCGATTTATGAACTCACTCTTCCTTCAACTGGGCAAGAAATTAAATATCGCCCATTTGTTGTAAAGGAAGAAAAAATTCTTCTGTTAGCATTGGAGTCTGAAGATCTTAAAGAGATCACAAATGCAATGAAAATTATTATTTCAAATTGCATTAAAACTAAGAATATTAAAGTAGAATCACTTCCTTCATTTGATATTGAATATATCTTCCTAAACATTCGCAAAAAGTCTGTTGGCGAAGAACTTGAATTGAATATTCTTTGTCCGGATGATGGAACCACTGAAATTAAAGTAAAAATTGATATTGATGATATTGAAGTCAAAAAGAATCCGAATCATACCAATAAAATTGAAATTAGTAAAGATCTCATTCTAGAGTTAAAATATCCGTCTTTGGATCAATTTATTCGCAATAATTTTAATCCAGAGAATATTACAGTTGATCAATCATTTGATCTTATCATTGATTCTATTGATAAGTTATATGATAAAGAAAATGTGTATGCTCAAACTGATTATACAAAAGAAGAGTGGCTACAATTTTTAGATCAAGTTAATTCGGCACAGTTTATAAAAATTCAAGAATTTTTTGAGACCATGCCAAAACTTTCACATACAATTGAAGTTGTAAATCCTAAGACTAAAGTAGAAAGTGAAGTTACTCTTGAAGGGTTAGGAGCTTTTTTTACGTCTCAATGATGTATATGAG